CCTCATCCAAAGCTCCATGAATCAAACCAGTTTCAGGGTTGAACACATTTTTCCTTTTCAAGAAATCAGCATCACTATCCTTCATATACTTAGTAGGAGTCGACTCTTTATCGGGCATGGTGAAAATGATATCATTCTCCTTCATATATTCCGCGAACGAAATATGATTAAACCAATCGAATCCTTTCTTCACAGAACCCTTAGCGTCATCTCCATAAGTAGCCAAAGCACACACACTCCTAAATCTTGGCAATGTCTTAAGAGTGTAACCATTTTTCAAACCATTATGAGCAAACCCACAACGGAAATTCAAATTGTTATCACCGCAATTTCCATATACAGTCATATTGTTGCCAGAAGGGTGAGAACCATTGTGAATAATCAATTCTCCATTATAAGCCACAACAGAATAAGCGATTTCAGTAGCAATACCTCTCATAATAAGCAAATCATCCTCAGAATAAGTACCACATGCTGCACACACATTAATAAACACACAATAAGTTGCCATTAACATTTGAGCGGGCATTCTAAGATCAAACTTACCATAGTCTCCAGCTAAAATACGATCTTCTCCAAACTTCTTCATGTACTTGGCATACTCATCCCACTCAGGACCATGAGCATTAATACCTACAGCACATCCAGATTGTATTGGAAATAAAGACATCAATCTTGCTAAAGGTAAGAAATACTTTCTAACTAGTAGTTGAAAAGCCCAATCAGCAGCTTGAAACACCCTAACCTTATCTTTAGACAGTGATGTTGGTTCATCTTTCACACACGCTTTAAAAATTGCATACGCGCGCTCTCCACGGCGAAACTTATCACACATCTCTTCGGCTCGGTCTAAAACTTCTTGCCTAATAGCTACTGGACATTGAAATTCCTCAAAGGCATCTGGGTCCAAACGTTCAATCCATTCCTCCTTAGACCCACTCAAAGGAAAGCCTTTAGAAGTATTCTTTGGCATTGCATCTAAGAAACGTGCTCCATCTCTACCAGTCATAATCTCCATATCATTCAAAGGTTTGAATTCCTTCTTAATCCACTCAGCATGAAGAGGCTGTGATAACATTTCGACCAAATCAGTCTCATAATCATTCATAGCCCATTCTAATAATTCGGGATCCAAACCAGCAGAAGTATTTGCTGAATACTGCATAGACGCTTGCCATTGTCGTTTAGAATTAAACTTTGGTGCTCCCCATTTGCATGGGACACCACACACTTCTTCAACAAGATCAGAAATTATCGTCTTTTGTACGGACGACTTAGTGTGCGAGCTTCTTCCAGGACAATTACCAATTGCTGTAATCTTCGAATACTTAGGCAGATAGTTCAAAGGTGAATTTGGGTGAATAGGTGTGGATTGATCAACAATTTTGACACCATACAATTCAGTCGGGAAATCACCATTTGACATAGCA